TCACTCTCCTTGTTAGATTGATAGCGCGATGAGGCGTTCTCGCCTCTCGGTTGGGCTCAGGCCGGTCGGGTGACTCGCGGTCGGCGCGACAGCCTCGGGGTTCGCGGCGCCATTGTCTGCGGTGTCCTGTCGGACGGCGGCAGGCTCAGGGGTGCGGATTGCACGAACGCGAGCGGTCAAATCGTCTACGCGTCGCGAGTCGCGAGAACGAAGGCGCTCGTAGTAGTCGTCGGTCGCGCTCCGGACGCCGGCAGTCGCGCCGGGATTGGCCGGGAACGTGACCGGGCCGAACTCGTAAAGGCGATACTCCTTGATCGTGCGCTCAGGAATGCCTTTCGGGTTCGTCGCCGAGACTCCGGGCTCGTCGTTCCACTCGTCGCGCGTCACAGAGAAGCGCATCGACGAGCCGTAAACGCCGGCCTCAAGTCCGGGCAGTAGGTCGCGGTTATAGGACGTGTCGAACAGCGGTACGGTTGCGACCGGGCCATCCGGCGTGTCGCGAACGTCGTCGATCGGACCGAGAACCTTGTTCCCGATCTGAGGATCGAAGCCGTGATCGTAGAGAACCTTCAGGTTCGAGCGGTTCTCCTTGATCGTCTTTGTCGCCGCGCCTGGCGCGACTCGCTCTAAGAAGTTACCCTCGAAGAACGAGCTGATTTCGTACCAAGTATTCGTTTTGGAGAATGCAATCTCCATCGTCGGCATGACGCCGCCTTCGCCGCCATCATCGGCGGCGCGGATCAGCGTCGCGGACTCAGGGGCCAGGGCGCGCACGACTTCTAGGTCGCGCAGTGTTTCCACTTTTCCTCAGCTCCTTTTAGCTTTCTGTTGGGGCTTCGTTGTCCCCACTGTCACCGCTTCCGTCTCCGGTCGGGTCGGCGGTCGGCGTTTGGTCGCCGTCCGGGTCCATCCCGTTACCGGGCGGCTGCAACTGGACGCTAAACAGGCCGGTATGCTTTCCGACCAATAGCGACAGGTCCGACGCCTGAACGGCCTTCACGACGGCGTCGGGCTCGTATCCAGCCTGAACGAGAGCGCCAATCGAAGTGACCATCGCCGTCTGGACTTCGGCCGCCTCCTTCGCGTCCTCGCGTAGGAAGGAAATATCGCGGTCGTCGTACCAAAGTCGGGTATTCGAGTTCGGGCGCCTCATGATCGGCTCAAGCGCCGCGCATGCGGACCGCCAAAGCGGCCTCATCGTCGTTTCGCCGAACGCGCGCCGCGCCGAGGAGAAGTTCCCGGCGTTCAGGGCGCTACCGCGTAGACCTTCGCTGAATCCGACCAGTGACGGCGGGACCCGAGCTGCGGCGGCGATTCTGACCTCGCCGGCTGCGCGAGCTTCCGTAAACTGGATTTGCTGAAGGTCTTTACCGACGACATGGACGTCCGCGCCGCCGCCGAGGTACATCGTCCGATAGGCATTCGCGCCGCCGCGGTGCTTAAGCTCGGCCTTCTCGACGAACTCCTCGAATTCCTCTTTGGTCACGCCGTCAGGGATCGTCACGGCGAGCTGCGGCGTTGCCGCGTTGTCGAAGAACGACAACTCGTGCTCGACTGCCGATTTATCCGCCATCACGTCCTTGACGATCGGCGTAATCCACGACATGCCCTTGTACTGATTCTCGGGGTCCGGGATCGGCGACCAGTGCGCGACCTCGTCAATCTGAAACAGCTCGGCCTTCGACTTACTGTTCGGGCCGCCTGGCTGGTACTGGTAGCCGACGACGTCCGACTTCGTCGCTTCGCCGACCGGCGCCGACAGGATGATCGTTACCCAATCCGGCCGCAGCCGGCGCAGACGGTCGCCCTCATTGACGGCGTAGAAGTTGCCGGCGAGCGACGTATCCTGTTCCATCCGGGCCAGGAGTTCGCCGGTTGTGCCGTTCGGCCACGGCCGCTCAAGGATCGCCAGGTCGCGATTCCCGAACAGGTCGCCGGAGCGCCCGTTGTTCATTTGCTGCCACATGAACCGGGCTTCACTGAAGACGAGGAGTCGGAGCGCGATACACGCGAAAACGGGTCCGTTCGCCTTGTAGATGCTGCGGACGTAGCCGATAAACTCCTCGGCCGGTCGCTCCTTCTTGTCGGTGTACTGGCCGTCGCCAGGTCCCACGATGTAGGGGACGCCGTTGTATGAAAATGCGACCTGCTGTAGGAAATCGTCAATCGAGTAGCGAGAGACGATCTTCGAAAACAGGTTCACCTAGAACGACCTCCGATACGTGGCTTTGGGTCGGGCGCGACCTCGACGAAGAACAGGCCAAAGGCAATCAGCGCGATACCGGCAATGGCGGCAGCGGCCGGCCATCCTGCTACGCCGCCCGCAGCGAGCGACAGGAACACAACGCCGGCACCGACTAACAGGCGAGCGCGGTCGCTCGCCGTGTTTAGCGGTAGAAAGCCCACGGCTTCGATGATTTCTCGTTCAGGGCGCCCGTCTCGATCGCCTTACCGCGGGCTTCCTCGGCGAGGATGCCGGCGATCAGCGCGTCGATATGGCCGGTCGAGCGCTTTTTGACGACCTTTAGGTAATGCTGAATCACGCTCGGGTCCTCCTCCGGGCGCGGTTGCTTGCGCCCTCCTTTGGAGAGTGCCGCCGCGCGTACATGCTGCGATAGGACGGCGTCGCCATCATGGGTTAGACCCTCCTTGACGGCCGTCAGGAATCGACTAATGGCCGCGTCCATGCGCCGCTCGACGTTCGTCGGGAAGCTCACGACGCGGTCCGGCCAGTCCGCCGACCATCGCTGAAGATCGGTTTCCCAGTGGTAAGGGTCGGCATAGAAGAACCTGACGTCATACGCGGCGAACGCCGCGCGGACCTGAGCCTCGACGTCGTCCCGCGGGACTTGATGGTCGTCGTAATCGGCCGGCTCCCACGTCTTTAGATGGAACCATCGGCCGTCTTTGATTCGAGAGGCAACGAGCGACGTACAGTCGAACGAACGCGACCCGTCGAAGCCGAGCGCGATCATTTCCTTTGGCCGTAGCGGTTCGTCGGTGCGCGCGAGCGCGTCCCATCGAGCGGCGTCGACCAAGTCGGACGTACCGACGCGGGGAAGGTTCAGGAAGAACCTATAGGCGTCGCCAGGAGACGGACAGACGGCGGTGTCAGTGGCGTCGGCGTAGATACGCGCCACGGATACCCACCATGAGTCACCGTAGACATGCTTCAGTTCGGCGATCGTCTCGTCGCGATTCGCGAGGTCCGGCGTCCGGCGCGGCGGACGGTAGTCGATCAGGACGTCGACGGCTTTACCCTCGAACGTTCGCTGAGCGATCGACTGTTCCGACGGGTCGTACATGTTCGTCGTTTCGAGCCATCGGCCGCCCATGCCGCCGATGTTGCGTTTCATGGTCGTCGCCAGGAGGACGCCGCCGTTCGACTCGGTCATGAGGCCGGATTCGTCGAAGTTCGCGAAGGTCAGACGGGCGCCGAGACGGGCTCGCCCACTGGCCGACCGCGGCTCGATCTTTCCGCCGTCGGCGAGGTTAATGTCGCCGAGGCCGATATCGACTCCGGGCTCGTCGGTCAGCGGACCGCGCGAGGCCATCGAGTGAATCGCGAGCCATGTGTTATCGGTCTGTTCCTCGCTCGTCGCGACGATCTGTACCCACGGCGTAGGCTGCCGCTGTCCGACCGGCTCGCCCTTAGCGTTCCAGCCGGCGAACCTGACCGGGCCGAAGGCTTCGGCTAGGCAGATAGACGCGGCGAACGGTCCCTTCCCCCATTTCTGAGGCCGGACGAGCTGGCCGCCGCGGTACGCGAACGCCTCGGACGGCTGATAGGTCACGACGTCCGAGGCTTCAGGCCGGATGCGATAGAACCGCAGGAGGAACCGAAGCATTTCGTCTGTGAGGCGGTACGGTTGACCCTGTAACGGGCCATCCGGTATCACGCAATGCGCCTCTATCCACTCGCCGACCTCGTAGCCGAGCGTTGGAAACTCGCCAGGCGCGCTAGGCCCTCTCCACGGCAAATCAAATCCCCCATAAGCGCCAGAGTCGGCGGCGAAGGCCACGAATCCGGCGTAGGACCGCCGTCATTCGTCGACGGCTTTCAGCCTGCGACGAACATCGAGGACGTTATCGGCTTCCGGCGCCTCGTCCTGGCCGGCCGTCTCGTCGACGACGACCCAACGAAGACGAAGCATTGCCATCGGCGTTAGGCCGAGACGGTCTTCGAGCTGGCGGACCTCGCCATACAGCGCGACGGGTGCATTCGGAGCCTCAGCGACGACTAGAAGCCTCGCGTATCGCGCGACGACGTCCAGCCATCCGAGTGTTTCCCATGCGGCAGCCTGCGGAGTTTTCCACAGACGCGCCCATATGACCTTTTCGCGCTTCAGCGCGTCCGAATCCTCTTTCCAGGCCGCGCTAAGCGGCCATTTCGGCAGTTTTCCCGTCCTTCCGGCCGCCGGCAGACGGGTATTTCCCTGCTGCGCGAGGATGGGTTGACGGTTCCGACGCTGCGCGTCGGGTTTGGGCGGACGCCCGAAGCCTGCCATTTGGGTCCTCCGGACTGCCAGATTCGTACACTTTGCGATCAGACTGGCATGTGATTCTT